GCCGTAAATATACCCTTGATATTGTCCCACGCACCGGAGAAGTCACCGGAGAACACGTTGAACCAAAAGGCGAATGAATCAGACAGCACAGAAACGGCGGTCTGAAACACGGTAACGATGTTGTCCCATATGAGCTTGAACTGCTCCCATAACAGGGTTAGCCCCGAAACGACAAGATCGAATGAAGTGCCAATCACCGCGCTTATCGTTGGGAAGTTAGCCGTTGCCCATGCCTTGATAGAATCCCAATTCAATATCAGAGCCGCGCCTGCCGCCACCACCGCCGCTATCAGCACCGTAAGGGGTGACATCGCTGTGATTATTGTGCCGATGGCAAACGCAAGGGGTGGTATCGCAACAGCAACCGCTCCTATAATCAAAACGAGGCGTTGCTTTTCGTCTGACAGATCACCAACCCAAGACACAAGCCCCTTAATCCTGTCAACAAGGGCTGTGGCAAGCGGTATCATGTGCTGACCAAACTGCACAGCCACTTCTTCCAAGACAGCCCGCAACGCTCTCATCCTGTTGGAAAAAGACTCAGCTGTACGTGCCGCGTCACCCTGTGCGTCTGTCGTGCCTTGAAATAGCAGGTTGATCCTTGCTTGGACTTTCGCTTGCTCTAACGCCGCGCCCGTCAAGTCCTGCATCCCCATCCGGTTTATCTCAGCCTTTAGGGTGTTCTCGTTTATAACAACACCAAATGCAAGAGCGTTCTCATGCGCTCCGACAAGTGTACCGCGAAGCCTTGCAAGAGCCTCGTCCATCGGGATATTATTGAACGACGATAAATCTGTTGCGAGCTTCGTCATCTCAACAGAAAGACTCCCCGCCTCCCTCTCCGTGAACCCCATTGGCTTTAGGATGTCACCGAGCGTAGCCGCCATACCCATCAACTCAAACCTACTGCGCCCCACCTCGTCCGCAAAGGTTGTCAGGTTCTCAGTTACATTACCGCCGACATTGGCAAAGACGGTATCGAACTTTGCTTGCATCTCCTGAACGTCAGAAGCCGCCTTGATAGCAGATGCACCCGCCGCCGCAAGCGGCAGGGAAACGGCAAGGGACAGGGTTTTTCCCACGTCCTTCAGCTTTGTCCCTACGCCCTGAAGCGTGGATTGCATGGAGGACATTTGACGCTTGAAATCGTCAAGGTCCGCGCCGATCTTTACGTCAAGCCTTGCGACTGTTGCCATTACGCTCCGCTACTTTTGCGAGGGCGGCATCTCTGCGCTTGCGGTATTCCTCAAGCGACATTGACTTAGCCTTCGGTTGTTTCATCTTCTTGATCATGTAGTCGAGCGGGCGGGGCTTTGAATACCCGTTCATAACCGCCTGGGCGAGCAGTAGCGTCCGCTCCATATCTGCCTCGCGTCTACTGCGCTCCCTATCGACAGCACCCGACAGCATGGCGTTGAGATCCCTAAAAGAACACTCATCCACCTGTGCGGGTGTCATCCCAAAGTAGGCGGCGCACATCCCGTCAATACGGTCAAAGTCAGGAAAGGGGGCGGGGGCAGTTACTCCCCCGCCTTCCCGTTTCCCTCATCACTCGCCTGCAAAGCCGTGAGGCCTTCCGTCATGCGTTTGAGCGATCTACCAACGGCGGCAAGAATCTCGCCTTCGTTGGAGTTTGCCATGCCCACAAGGAAATCATCCTCCTTTAGCTTGGGGGAATCCACAAGACAACCCACATACGCGATGCGGGCAAGGTCAGCGAGTGTCGGATTCGATAGATCCTCTGTCGTAAACCGGATCTTGTGACGGATCTCTGCAATCCTAAAGGCGGCAGGTCCGAGCTTCATCGTGAGCGTATCGCCATCGACGTTAATCTCGATGGCTTCAGGGTGGTTGCTTTTCATGTCAGTTGTTGACTTGGTTTATTAGGTGGTCGTTCCGGCCACTTCAGTAACAGCACCGGAAAGCTGAATCGTTGCCGAGAAGGTAGAAGCACCCTCGTCTGGGAACGAAACAGATAGATCCGTGATAACGCCGCTACCATGCCATTCCGTGTCACCCGTGTTGGTAGATGTCAGCAAGACATAGACCGTTCCGTTTGACGCTTCGTAAGCATCGGAAAGTTTTGTGTACCCGTTATCTTCCGTGTGGTCAAAGATACCGGAAACGGCAACCGTCTGGTTTCTGCGACCTGAGATGAACGTGGAGTTATCGCCTGAGTCCTTCGTGGACACGTCGATTGCTCCGCGTGAGCGGTTCAGGTTGTGTTCTGTGGCAAGTCCTACGAGAGCATATGCCGCGTCACCCGCCGCCGTAGCGTCCGAAGGTGCTGAGGTCGCGGCATACATCAAGTATGACCGTCCCGATTTGTTTTTGTCAGCCATTGTCTGTCTGTGTTTGTTTAAGTAATTCCCTGAGATTCGGGAACGCGGCATCCAGTAACTCTACCGGAATCTGTGAAACCCGATCTGTCATCTTGGTCATGTCATCAACAGACCACTTGTTGACACCGGATTTAATATCTACCATACACACCTGCTTCTCTTTGCAGTTGTCGATGTGTTTGAATTTGCAAGGGTAGGCATCTGTTGATAGGCGATTCACCAGCGCCCCGTCAATGCGGGAGTCGATACCCGAAGGCCACGGGTTCCACCCCACCTTCATAAGCGCAGACGCGCCGATCAGCATACCCGCGCCAGGATGCGCCCGGACCGAGTAGTAGGCGGTATCATCCGTGACGTTGTAGTAGAACAAGTCCTCGAGGTCTACCACGTCTGCGCCGTTCTGCCACTCTGCAATCAATGTTCGGAGTGCGCGTTCGCTCACGATGTCATCGGAGCCGACTACAAGAACGGCATCCACGCCTTCGAGCTCGCGCATACCCGCGTTCCACTTGTCGGACAATGGGAAGTTATCGTGTTCAAGGTATTCCCAACCGCTTGACTTGGCATTGAACTCTGTCACCTCGCCTTCGCTACCGACCGCCAACCTGCGAAAATTGATACCCTCAATTTCGATTGATCGGTAGTATTCCATCACCACCCCTTCAAGGTCGTGACGCTTCCAAAGCGTTGTTAGGATTCCTATGTTATACACTCTGCTCAAAGTTGCGTAACCCAGAAGCGTATCCGATAAGGAACGCCCCAATAGGTCTGATTTGGTCTTGTATCGTCTTTCAGTATCGGACCGCCAAAGTCGGGCAGTACCTCGTTCAACTCGTAACCCGTAACGCTTATCGTTGCGTCTCTGTCTGTGATAGCGGCAAGCCCCGTCGATGCGTTCGCCTGTGCCGTGTCGGGGTTCGTTGCCCAACTCACGCAGGTATGCGTCACCTCTGCGCCTTCCTTATCTTTCGTGGTCATCGGACCCGTAATGAAGGTCGCGTCACCAAATACCGTGTATGGCAGATCATCCGAATCGTCGGGGTCTACCAACGCGGTAACACCTGCCCCATTCAGGGCGGCGTAGATAGCGTCTTGTATTGCGTTGCGTGGGTCGTTCATCCCTTGAGAGCCTTGATTATTCGCTCTGAGTGCTTGCGTCTATTCATTTCGGCGGCAGGGTTCAGGAACGGTTGCGCCCTGTTTCCCCTTGTCCACACGAACTCCTGTGTTGCCTCGTCGAAGTAGACCCATGGTGTTGACCTGTGGCCCCCCTTCGGGTTCTCGCCGTAGATACCCGTTCCAAACTCTACAAACTCAGAGTAATTGGCGCGGCTCTCGACGGTAGCCTGGAAGTTGATTGCGGGTTCAGCGACGATCAAACGCCTGAGAGATCCACCCCTTGCGCCAAGACCGCCACCGCTTCTTTTGTTGACGGGAGCCATACGGATTGCATCCCCGCGCACATCCTCAGATGTGTCGTTGATCGCCTGTGTGACCTTACGCGCTACTTCTTCCGAGTAACCGCGAACGTCAGCAATGGCTTTCTCCAATCCTTTGATCTCTACGTTTATCAAAGCCGCGTCTCCACCTTTACATCATACCATTCGTTACGAAAGTCCTCGTTTACCACGTCCCGTATCTCGTACTCAACAGAGTCAATCACCAACTGGTGTTCTGGCAGTAGCTCAATGTCATTTATGCCGAGGTCAGCGCGGTATCGCATCCTCACCTTGTGCGAAGCTATTAGCCCGTTCTGCTCTGCAATCCTGCGCTCGTACCCGTTCATTGGCTCAAGCGAGCCGTAGACGGTTTCTATGGTTGCCCACCCATCGTCGGTCTTGACCCCGTTCACACGGGTGATAGACCGCTCCTGAATGGCAATCCGCTTGTCGAGCTTTCCGATCACGTTATCACTTCCTCCACACGAAGGACGGTGAACTCGTCCTGTGGGTAGAGTTGCTGAACGTCTCGTATGTCAAAGAGCCGTGATCCGTACTTGACACGGTATCTTGCAAGAATGTCGGATGAGGCATCGACGAACTCAAAGTCCACGCCGTCCAAGAACTCAAACACATCACCGTTGAGGAATTGGAATACATCGCCAACGTTGGGACGGTATCGCATCGTGACGCGGGATTCTTGGATCGACTCCTTCTGCGAAGCCGTAGAACCCTCCGAGCCACGAAGCGGCTCAACACGCGCATACACCGTTTCAAGCGTTCGCCAATCATCTGCCCTTACACCGTTTGTCCGTGTTGGGTAATTCTTTTGGATCTGTACCCTATGTCTAAGTTTGCCGATCAATATCCGTAGACCCGATAACCTGCAATGCTGTCAAGGATTGCGTCCTCGCGGCTTATGTTGAAGTCGCGGTTTTCGTCTCCCCTGCGCTCGTATCTCAGAGCAAGCAGTTCAAGCATAGCCATACGAATATCAAACGGCACGTCCGATCCTGCATTGCCATATCCCGCCACGTAGACAAGCGTTCCCGCCCGATCCTCGCGGTTGATGTCCCATCCATCGTTGCGCTCTACCAACAGCGTCTTTTCGACAAGCTGATAGTTACCGCTCGACACCACCGTACTCGTCTCGCTACCGCTTGCCTCGTCATACGTGGTCAGCGAAGTGATAGACTGCACGGGTGGGCGCGGGATCTCAACGTAGGCTCGCATATCATCGCCCGACATCTCGAATGAAATCGTCTGCGTGATTAACGCCCTACGCAGAAAGTCCTCAACCTTCTGCCTCACCCCCTTGATTAAAATGGCAATCACGTTGTCTTGGCTTGTGTCTGCCGAGTCAACGCGGAGCCACTCCTTTGCTTCTGCTGTGGAGATGGGTTCTACTGAGGGTGCGCTTGTGACGGATAGCGACATATCAAATATGGTATACCCAAAGGGTAGCCCCCGACCTTACGGGGTCAGGGGCCGTCCTGTTAGGTTGTGGTGTTACGTCCGTAACCAACTGCGTTTTCCTGAAGCACCGCAAAGTCGGTCTGGTAGTACCACAAGAGGCGTTTCTGTCCCTTGATGGCTACCGTATACGGATCAAGCAAAAACTGAAGTGTTGGATCTTCAAGCTGTGCAACGTAATTGAAGTTACCAAACAGGACAGGCTTTAGGCCTGAACCGATGGCTTCACACTTGTTACTCCATAACACATCGTGTTGCAGTAGTGTACGGTCAGACAGAGAGCCGAGGCTGTTCTCTGAGTACCTACGAATCGAAGTGTCATCCAATGTCAAGATGGACCGATGCGTCGATGGGCGCATGACCCACTTTGCGTTATCGGGATTCTCGATATAGAATGCATTCGTGTCGTTGATTGCCACCTCCTCCAGTTCATCGACGGCAATGGCGGCAGTACCGGCAAAGATTTTGAACTGAGTACCGTTCGTTTCAACCTCCGTGATGAATAGGTCGTTGTCCGTCTTTGCCTTGCCCATTGCGACCTCTTCCGCAATGTGACGCATAACGTCAGGAACGGAAGCCTGGAGAAGCTGATACGAAACGTCTGTGTACTTCGTATAGGCAACTTTGGTTAGCGTTTTCTGACCGATAGCAGGAGCGTCTTGGTCAAATGTTGCCGCCTCATTGGTTGCAACGAACTCGCCATCCGTCTCTGCGCTCACGGGAATATCAAGCACCTGCGAGTTTGAGCGATAGCGTCGAACACCTGCGCGGGCCGCCAAAGACTGCTCATCGGCGCGGGAGATGATCTCGCTCGCCATGTCATCAGTCGTTAAGAACCCGCCATCGGCATTCGTTCCAACGTTCATGTCGGTTGCGTTCGATGCCTTGATCTCAACAACCTGTTGTCCCATGTCGTTGTACGCCATGTGGCCCGCCAACGCCTTTGGATCTGCTGTCTTGAGATAATGCACAAAAGCATCGCCGAAGTTATCACCGCGCTTGGTAATAATACCTGCGGACTTCGTTGATGGCGTTTCCGTAATGGCTTTTGTCTCCTGCTTTGGAGCGTTCTCTACGGCTTCAAGCCGAGCGTTCAGCTTCTGCAAGAGTTCTGTGGTAGCCTTGAGAGCTTCTGCGGTTGCGTCAACCTGTGGCTCCAAAGGCCCGTTGTTTTCTTCGTTCATTGTATTTTTGGTTTCCTGTTGCGGATTGTCGGAAGCAATCGCCTCCGGTGTATCTGCATCGTCAGGCGTGAACGGCGAAACATCCTTAGTTTCCTCTGCCTTCACCTCGTCCGTTTCCAATGCAAGTTGTGTGATTAGCGACTTGATCGCTACGGCTTTTGCCTTCGGCTCTGCGGGTTGCACCGTAAGAGATGCGTCCAAGCCGAGGGGCCATTTGTCAATGTGGTATGCTTTGATCGTACCCGTTGTAGGGTCTGTGATCGGGGTGCGCTTTACGCGGTGTCCCGGAACGCCTGAGCTCCATCCCATCTTCTCCATCTCAACGAGCTTGTAGACACCGCCGAGAAACTTGGCGGGACCGCCAGGACCGAACGTACGGGTCAAGAACTCCTCGTACTCAGCGCGGACCTGCAAGCGTCCCTCCACCCACACGCCCGTGTCCTTGTAGATGTGGTCCACTTCGCCGATCTCAAT